CCATTTACAAAGTCTGGACTACGTCCTGATATTATTATTAATCCACATGCTATTCCATCCAGAATGACCATTGGACAACTGAAAGAAACTTTACTTGGAAAGGTTCTTCTTGAGTTGGGAATGTTTGGAGATGGTACCAGTTTTGGTAACTTAGATGTCAAGACTATTGCCGCAGAACTATTAAATCTGGGTTATGAAAGTTATGGTAATGAACTCATGTATAATGGTCTTACCGGTGAACAACTCGAAACTAATATATTCATTGGTCCTGTATTTTACCAACGACTCAAACATATGGTATCAGATAAGCAACATAGCCGTTCTATTGGTCCTATGGTGAATCTTACCAGACAACCTGCTGAGGGTAGAAGTCGTGATGGTGGTTTCCGTATTGGAGAAATGGAAAGAGATGTTATGATTGCCCACGGCATGACCCGATTCTGTAAAGAACGTATGTATGATGTATCTGACAAGTACAATGTGCATGTATGTAAAAAATGTGGAATGATTGCATCCTATAATGACGGCAAGAAAAGTAAACTACATACAAGCGGTGAATTCTCTATTCATTTGTGTAAAACATGTGATAATCGTACCGACTTTGCCAAGGTTGACATCCCATATGCATACAAACTTATGTCACAAGAGTTACAAACTATTAATATTGTTCCTCGTATTGTTACCGAGTAATTCGCGTTTAAATGGTGTAAACAAAGTTTCGGTTAGTATTTTACCCATGATAATTAAATTACAACGTATGTAAAGAAAAACAATAATCTAAATAAAAAATACTGTATATATTGTATTTTTTATTTTTACACAAGGATATATGAACATTATTTGTCTAATGTCATTAAATATAGAAATTGATTAATATCTATTAACAAATCATCACGAATACTTAATAGACCACTGTCTTTTTTTTTACAACTATATTCCATATTTATTAAAAATTCACGAAATTCGTAAATATTATGATTAAATTCCTTTGTTGTGTTGTTATCTAATAGACGTAAACTCTTTTCTATCATTTTTACTCGTCTATTTTCTTTACCCAATAACACTTCAACAAACTCATCTATATGTTTATTTAATCTCTCATATAATTCATCAGTTGCTTTATGTTGAGAATAAGAACGAGTTTTCCAATGATATAATTTCACCATATTTAACATTTCTAAGAATTTTTTCACAATATATGCATTTCGTTTATTTCTTGACTCAATTGGTTCAACTTTTGCGGTTCTACGTATTTTCTTATTTGGATGTTTACGGGTTTTCATTATTATACATTAGTAAAAGAAGATATTTTTTACAAAAGCTACTATCAAGATAACTAAGAATATAAAATTGATTTAAACAAATTTACTTAAACATTTATAATTACATACCAAAGATGTCAACATCATTATGTATATCTACTGAACCTATCATATTCACCAGATATTTGTATAATAAAACAGAAGTAAAACAATCGTTGTTTATATCGTTGTTACAGAGAAATCTGGATGAAGCTATGTTTTGGGCATATGAATTATATTTTTCGGGATTTGATACTGATGTATTTGACTATATTATCAATGTATATAGAGAAGCTTACTCTCTATTAAATCCAAAATTAGTTTTATTCATTGAACAAATGGTTATTACATGGTCTAAAGATAAATCCGCGCATTGGACTATTGGCTCTATTATTACTACTCTTATTTACCGAGATTATGATATTAATTCATTTGTTACAACGTATTTCAATGTGAATTGCAAGTCAAAACCAGTGAGTAAACAATCTAAACGAAAGATGGCGATTACACTAACCAATGAAGATATTGAAAAATATAAAACTATCACAACGGGGAGAGCCGATACTGTATTGCAACGTGGATGTAAATATGCTGTTCATAAAGAATATAATCAATTATTTGGTGCAGTCGTACCTAATTTAAGTGATTTACAAAATATTTATTATTATCACTGGCTCTATTACTGTTTAGATACTCCTATATGGAGAAACCGCATTTTTAAATACAATGGACAAATTAACCATGAAAAAAAAACGATTATATTTGATGATGAGGATTCTTTACAAGAATTTTACGACTTTTGGGGGTATTATCCAGATGAACAACCCATGTATGTTGACGATAAAACCATAGGTAGTACATTTCAAACAAAAAATATTTCAATTATGGAATTTTGTAACAAATTTAATGCAAATCCTATAATTAAAAAAATAAAAACGAATAATAACCATCATGAAAACACAAATACAGAAACGGTGAATATTACTAATTCTATTGAATACACATAATATTATCCTTCTATATGATATATCAATGAATATCTTTCAAAAAATAAATCTGCACCCAAAATTGGTTGTTCTTTTGGCGTCTTTCGTCATTTTTTCTATACTATATATGTTTTTAAACGATAGTCACTTTAGCGGTGTTAATTTTATAAAAGATACCATTAAAAAAGAAGTTATCAAAAAAAAAATAAACAACGAATTACAAGATACAGTTAGTGACCCCATGGAAGCTTTTAGTAATTCATTTTCTAATCAATATCAAAAACATGTAGATAAAGCAAAAACAGATATTGCCATAGAGGACGCTACCAAAGATGTTTCAAAAGATGTTGCAGATGCTGAAATTAAGGAAGACAAAATTAATGTACCCCCATTTCAACGTTTGTTTGACCGTGCCTATTTTTCTATGAATACTTCTTGCTTATTGGGATATGGAGATATATTTCCTGTTTCCAATATTGCTAAGTTTATTTCTATGGTGCAAAGCTTTATTACAGTGGCCATTATCGTCTTTTAACTCCACATACTAAGTGTTCCTATCCCTTGACAATGTGGACATTTACAATAATGCCGTGTGCGTATATTTCTATATGTTTCTTCACAATATGTGTGTAATGATATGTTACAACGAGTACAAGTTACTTTAGTCTGTGTTTCTATACTATCCCAACATATTATACATTCGTCTACTTGATTATGCATTGATACTGTGTTTCCCATTTGTATTATGCATACTATATATGTCTATATATCTTTCAACAAAATATATAAACACATACTATATTATATATTATGTTTCAAATGTTTTCTCTCTTATTTATGACTACAACTATGTTGGCACTTTCTGCTGCCAGAATCAGTGAATATATCCCTTCAGTTAATATTGAAGACCATTTAATTACACATGATAATTTGAATTATTTACAATTACCACAATCTTTCTCTTGGAGCAATGTGGATGGAACTAACTATTTAACAAAAAATCTAAATCAACATATTCCTGTATACTGTGGCAGTTGTTGGGCACATGGTAGTATTAGTGCTCTCGGCGACAGAATCAAAATTGCACGTAAAGCTGAATGGCCTGATATTAATTTAAGCATTCAATTCTTATTAAACTGTCAAATGGGTGGTAGTTGTAATGGTGGTGACCATCTTGCTACATATAAAGCGATTACAAAATATGGGTCTATTCCATTTGAAGATTGTATGATTTACCAAGCGTGTAGTTCGGATTCAAGAGAACCCGCTTGTCAATCAAAAACAGATTTTGTTTGTACACCTAACAATATTTGTAGAACATGTAATACGTTCACTTCTAATGGGGGTGTGTGTAATCCTATCACACAATATCCTAATGCTACCATCGCTGAATATGGAGCTGTTAGAGGTAGCCTTGATATGATGACTGAAATACAAAAAAATGGACCTATTGCATGTGGTATAAATGCTGAAGAAATTCTGGATTACAATGGAGGCGTTCTTGACCTTCCTAATAAATTAAAAATGATTAATCATATTATATCAATTGTTGGATGGGGCTATGATGATCAAACTAACAAACAATATTGGATTATTCGTAATTCGTGGGGCAGCTATTGGGGAGAATTGGGTTTCATGCGTCTTGTTTTAGGCGAAAATCAACTAGGAATTGAAAAATCGTGTGCCTATGCTATCCCTGGCGAATGGACTTTACAAAACTTTCCTTGCTATGAAGATGGCAGTAATTGTTTATAATTATTATATATTTATTATATAACTTATAATGCCAAACATATACAGAACAACAACAGATATACAACCTTATCCATCAAACTTAACACTCCCTGATAAATATCCTCCTGCACCTGACCCACCAAACAACAGTATGTTATTACCTACCGGGGTATTATCTCCTTCACCCATTACAGTTCCTACCGGGGTATTATCTCCTTCACCCATTACAGTTCCTAAAGTTGTAAAAAAATTTACAACCGATTTGCCTAACATGTCACCATCTCCTATAACAGTTCCTGATTCATCAACCAATAAAACTATAAAATTTCAACCAAACTTATTTTATAATGAATTAGAAGATATACATTGGTACAATAATAGACCAATTACTGAAAGTCAATATAATTGGTTAGTTGATAGACATAATAAAGGTTTGGAAATTCCAGACAAATTCACTTATCCACCTAAAATACTATATAAAGAGGTTGACGGTACATGTTGGTTTAAAGGATATAAAATTTCATGTGAAACCTACTATGGTTTAGAAAAAAGTCAAGAAAAAAATACAATGGAACTTGCAAAATCTCACCGAAAACCTGGACTTTATAATGACCCATTAGAACGATTTACATTACTATGGTTAAGAGAAATTGGAAAGGGTGAAGAAGCAGTAATCAAAAACAACCAGATTGAGCGTGATTGGAAAATAATAAAAAATGGACCTATTGACGTTTATCGTAATTTTATGATGGAACCCGGTAAACCTACTGATGTATCAAATGATATGCATAGAATTGACGATAAATATAAACGAACTACAATACCTGAAAATATAAGAGAAGAAACCGACCTTCTTGCCCGATACTATAACAAAGATAAATATAAAACCGAAGATAATAATGTCTATAAAGAAGTGATGGATGCTATTGGTATTTTAAATTCAATAACAGCTAACAAGACTGACCAGATAAAAGCATCTAACTATCTAAAAGATATGCAAGATAAAATGAATGAAGAATCTGATTGGGTTATTGGTGGTAAAAAAGGAAAGAAAACAAAGAAACGAAAAACTGTCAAGAAACGAAAAACTGTCAAGAAACGAAAAACAAATAAAAAACGAAAATCACGAAAAAAGTAAATACAATAATAGTAAATAATATAAATACAATTTAATTATATTATTCAACAATGGAAACTGATTGGACAAAAGTTGACAATAGTGTTGGCCTCTTTTCATTAGAAGGTCAAGAACACAGAGCAAAGGTGGTTGATGTATATGACGGTGATACAATTAAATGTGTATTTCCTATTCATAACAAATTATATCGTTGGAATTGTCGTATTGCTGGTGTTGATACACCTGAAATAAGAACCAGATGTAAGCCAGAAAAAGCATTTGGGTATACAGTTCGTGACCTACTACGCGAGAAGATTTTAAATAAAGTGATTTATCTTCAATGTGGAGAATTTGATAAATATGGTAGATTGTTGGTTAACATTCTTTGTGATGATTGTTTAGTCAATGATTGGTTGGTTGAAAATAAATATGCATTTGCTTATGATGGTGGAACTAAGCAAAGTTGGAAAGATTTCCTTGAATCAGCCTAATTTTTTTATACATATTCGTAACTATATGAATATGTGTAACACTCTACTTGCAAAATAATCCTTTCGCCATCGTTTTGATTATTTTGTTATCCAACCTTACTTGTTCCTCTTCTACATCTCCCAATATTACTCGCATCATCTTATAACAGAAATTATAATCACGAGTATCCATTTCTTCAGACTTCGGGTGAGCTGTTTTCCATTGAGGTACAGTTCTATAATTATTCATTGTTATACGAGTTAATATCTTACGTAACTTTGTTAATTCATCAGTATCTTTACACCATTCATCCTGGTCTTTTATATACATTGTTTCTCGTTTGATATCTGTACAATGAATTGGACGCTTCGTAATATCCATATCCTTTAAACGATCCATGATCATCTTCGTCATACCATTTACATAGCCATTGTGTCCTATATACTCTATTTCGTCTATGTTCACATTCATATTACCAATAAAGTCGGTTATGTTCATTGCATCCTTACATGTGTCATTCAAGAAAAAGTTGAGATTGAACTGAGTGTTATTGTTCGTAGTGTTATTGTTAATCGTCTGTGAATTCTTTGCTAATTCCATCATTTGAGAACTTTGTTCAATCAATAATTTTTTAAAATCCTGATTTTCTTTTACTAATGTTCCTATCATACTATGAATACCAGTTGACGGGTATGGTTCTTCCTCAAATTCATTCACTTCATTAGGTTGATTTACAGCCTCTTCATATGTACATTTCTTTTTATGCACTGATAAGCCTTGGCGATATTTATATTCTTTTCCACAATCACATATATATGCTTTGGCGTTTTTTGGAACTTTATTGTCATCATTTGTCATCATTTTATGTTTTGCAGTCAAAATGTGTCTATTATAATCACTTGGTTTACTGCATATAAAATCACATTTTTGACAGGAATAATCTTTGGCGTTTTTTGGCGTTTTAGTTGTCATCATCTGTCATTATAATATGATGACATAAAAAACGCCTAAATCCTTTTTCATAAAAGTATTAAAAAAAAGTGTGCAGTCAAATAAATTATAGATTTTCGGGATTTGCTGCATTATGCTTTAAATCGTATTTTCGTATTTTTCTGAAAAAAAAAGTAGTTGCACTTTTGAAAAATGGACATTTTCAGAATGTCCAATTTTGGGATATACGAAACACTTTTTTATTTTGTGTTTTTCTGACAAGTATATAAATTGAAAATATGACTTAAAGAAATTCCAATTCAATCCAATTGTGGGATTTATAAAAAGTGGGAACTTCTTATAAATAATTATTCATCAAATTCTTTGATTGATTCATCGGGTTCTTGTGTAGGTGTATCTTCTGAATCTAACGCGATAATGGTATTAGATACTCGTTTTTTAATATTCTGTTGTTGCATAAAGTACAAACAAGTATCGGGTAAATTGGCAACACAATTCATAATAGAATTATATGTACAGCTTGTAACACATGTTTCGGGGTTACTGTCGTATTTAATACTGTACCACCAGTATGGTGGTATACTTACAGTGTAGCCAGCATTAACATCAAATTCTAAAAATCGTAGTTTCTCCATTTCATGGAAATACTTATGTTGTGGTTTCCACAGATTCACTGGTGACCAGAACTCATATAAGTCGTAATCTTTATTTTGGTATAGGTATTTAGTACTCTTCCATGGAGTCATTTTAATTGTAATTTTACCAGTAATAACCGTTAATAGTACACGCTCATTTTTATGATACCGTAAAGGTGTACAGGTATTCTTTGAACCAACTAATAAATCATATTGTGAGTTTACAGTAAACGATGGTTTAAAAAATGCATCATTAGTTTGAAATGTTTTTAATAAACCAGCTTCGTCAATAGTAGTATGATTATTTTCTGTAAAATAAGAAGACTTAGTATCAGTAGTCATAAGTGTTTCTGCACTACGGAATGGTAATACTGTAAAATCAACATTGGGTTCATCTGCATAGTAGTCACGTACATCTTTAATCTTTACATCATATGAGTCTAGTATATCTAAATGTTCATGGTCCAATTCTTCAAAAAACTCAGGATGAATGGATTTGTAAAAAAATAATACAGGTTGTTTAATGTTACATACATCTTGTAAATGCTCATTGGAAACATAATCCATTTCATATATTTCCATATCTTCACTGGTTTTATATTGATGTGTGATGTGTATGTAGATGAATAATATAAGTATGAATAAAAAGATGTGAAAGAATGCGTTCATAAAAATATGCTATATATAATAACATATTTTTATCTTATATTCATTGGAACGAAGAAATATTAATCGTCATCGCCAATTTTTGGAGCAAGATAGAATGTGAAAGAAGCACCGTCATCACCCAATAAATATTTAATTTTCATTGGGAACCCATTAATAAGATGAATTTCAATCTCCTTCGCGATCTTATTATACATACAAATATTATGCAACATACTTAGGCTAAATGATAATTTCATAACTTCACCTTCAGTAATAGAATATTCAGTTAAGTCGTCAATATTAATATCTACAACCATTTTTCCAGCTTCTATGCTAATAGAATGCAGTATTATTTTATCCTCGGTACATTGTATTTCAATGGTATCCCCGAATATTTTAAGTTGATTAATTAAATTAGAAAAGATAGCGGAATCTATTGAAAATTCAGCTTGACTTTCTGTTTCAGGAATAGCCATTAATTCACAGTCTAAATCTATTAATGGAAGTTCAAACCGTTTATTAAAGACTGATGCATTATTAGATGAAAAGTTTATGAGGAGTTTGTCGTCATCTGTATTATATACAATTTGGGTATCTTGAGACTTATCTCGGGTGTTTAAAACTTTAAATAACATAGTCGCTGGTATACCAAGTGTAATTGCAGCAGCTCCAGTATGTTCATATGAATCAAACCATGTGGCTGGTAATGATAACTCAAATACTGAAACACGTGCAGAATCCATTGATTGCATGAACATTTTTTCTTTATCAAATGTAACATTTACATGTTCTGTGAATAAACGGACATGTTGAAATAGTAGCCCGAATAGCTCAGCTTTTCCAGTATTAGTTATAGTAATATTCATATATAAGTATATAATTCAATATTTTAAACCCTTTACTAACGTACTTACTTATTTTTCAATAGATTATTTAATAATTCTTCACTTTCACTTTTACTAAACAGTGTTACTTTGTTAAGAACCACAGGGTGTATGATTGGTGTCATTAATTTTGATATAACTTGAATAACGTTGGGTGTATAATAAACATATAAATTGTTTAAATTGTCATGAAAATTAAATTCACAATTATCATATCTATTCAAAAATAAACTATATAATTCTTTATAACGGTCATGTGCAGAAATAGTATATGTATTCCAATTAATATGTATTTCGTAAGAGTTGTATTTTTGTATTGTTTGCTTTATCAGGTCATATATGTATTCTACTAATGAATGAAAAATAGGAGGTGTGGCATATGTTTTAAAAAATGTATAATCAAAATAGAGCTTGTTTGTATTTGATAAAATATATATGGTATTAGCAAATAATTCTTTTTTTTTAAATGCATTAGATACGGTATTTGCACAGTCTAATTTTTGATTTGATTTAAATAATAGACATTTTGTATTATCTTTATAATAGTTGTTTTGTAATTGTGCAATTTTTTCTTGAAAATTTACACTCATTATTGTAGTATGAAATAATATACTACAATAATTTTTATATAAATACGATTATTATGCGTCCATATTGACGTTTTCAAGATTTTCTAAAGGAGTAGAACCAGAAGGTAATTCTTTATTATCAGATGGAATTATTGCATTATTTCCTAAATCAGATAATATATTAATTCGTTCATCGTATAACGTTTTATTGACAGACATCGTATAGGTCTGTAATTGCATAACTATATCTTTTAAAGAATTCATTTCGGTTACAATCAATTCAAAACGATTATTAAATTCATCAACAATCATTGATAAATCATTTGTATTGTTATTGGTGCCATTATTTTGCATAATAGTTTCAACTTGTTTTAGTCTCTGGTCCATTGTAGTTATTACTTGTTGGATAGTCATTTGCTTATTATTAGATGGTGACTGGGGGGGTGGCTTATCAACTGGCTTGGGTTGTGCGGGTTGTTGTTGCGGATTTACACGTCGGCGTATGGCAGCTGCGTTAGATGACATATTAGATATACAAATTGTATAAAACTATTTAAATGATTTATTTAATATATAATATATAATATAAAATGTTGAAAAACGTTGTTGAAATTAATAAACATAAGGATCGTGATATTTCTAAACCAAAGCATGAAGAGTACCAGTATTTAAATTTATTGCAGGATTTATTACAGGAAGGGCAGTTGGAAGAAGGTAGAAATGGGAAAACAATTCGTGGTGTGGGTGCTGCCATGCATTTCTCATTAGAAAATGGTAAAATACCTATTTTAACAACTAAAAAAACTGCTTGGAAAACTTGTTTTAAAGAGTTATTGTGGTTTATACGTGGTGATACAGATAATAAAATATTGAATAAACAAAATGTGCATATTTGGGATGGAAATTCAACACCCGAATATA